GTGCTACTTGTGGTTATCCGTCGCAATGAGAGGCTCGCCAAGTAGGATCTAATAATTGATCATTTAAGAGGAAGTCATTTTGGAGGTCTTGAAATTCGACGCCTTGGAAAGTTGGTATTCCGTAGTCGATTTGCAATCCCTCAAAAGTGAAGTTCCGTGGCTTGATCTTGCCACCGAAGGATTTCCAAAAGTCCCTTATATCTGCCTGTAACTTATCGAAATAAGATCGTCCATGAAACCAAGATTTTCGAACGGCGTCTTCGCAATTGACGACTGCCGCTTGTATTTCATTTTCTGAGATAAAGGTTGTGTCAGAAACCCCTTTTGTTTTGCGTACCCAATTTGTTGTGTCTAAAATATCGCTTAAGGGCGGTACGCATATCCAAACTCCACCGGGGATTGGTGTATCGGTGAATTTTGAAAATCCCTTCTTCAAGAATGTCGCTTCTTCTATCGAACAATGTTTCCGAATAGAACCATCCTTGTTCACGTCAGTGTATGAAACTCCAAACTTTTCAAAATACTTCGAAATTGTTTCATTATTAAATAGTTCAATTACTGAAGGGTGAACAGAGAAGATTACATCGTCGCCATAACAATAGAAGACAACAAGATCCTTGAAGTGGTGAAGTCCTGTGAGCTCAGGTTTAAGTTCACGCATGATGCCTATCCAGGCACACCTGAAGTACAACATGTTGCAAATACTGTTGGTTTGTACTGTGTTGATATCGCCAGAAGGACTGCCACACCTAACTTTGAAAACGCGATTATAGGCCATGTTAAAAGAGTCAGCGACTCTATAGCCAAGCATTGTTCTAGTTGTTTGATGTTCTTTGGGGCAGTCAAACTGGTTATACCAACTGTTCCTTACTTTGTATGTTGCATGCACGAAGTCAGTGAGAAGGCGAGGTCCAAATTTACTAAAATCTCCCGTACAAATGTAAGGGGAGTGTTCCGTTAATCTTTTCGCAAGCGTATCCCAATCAAGTGATTCCGGATTGATACCTACAGCATGTTCTAAGTCAAGCCTTGAGTTTTGGAAAGCATAATTAAAATCCATCAAAAATTTTCTTGAAGAGATGGTGAGTGTCAGCGGGCTACCTTGAATTAGTCGTGGTTTGTTGACTTTATTCGGTGGTAATCTCTCATCTTTGTGTGTTACTTGAAAGATGGTTAGTG